TCCAGATTTGCAAAAGGTTAAACCTGATTCAAAACTGAGCGATGTTATTACAACTGTTTCCTCAAACTACACACAATATCATGAATGCCGTGCCAAAGTAGACGCATGGAATGAGTGGTACAAAAACCAAAAAGAAGTTTTTGATAGTGTGAAGTAAAATGGAAAAAGATTGCCAAGAGAAATTATCCGTGGAACAAGAAAGAATCGCAAAATTGGAAACCAAAGTGGACATCATCCAAGAGGACATTAAAGAAGTCCGCGAAGACATCAAAGAACTCCATTCACGTGTAACAACTCAAACTCGTGAGATTGTTGAGAAAATTGATGACTTCCAGACACGTATAGAACATAAGATGACTGCTGCTGCAGTTACATCTAAAGAACAGCACGATGCAATTCAGAAAGCTGTCCAATCTGATATCAAAGAAGTTGCAAAAACTCTAGACGAAGATATTAAAGAAGTTACAAAGCGTGTAGATATCTTGGAGCAGTGGCGTTGGATGATTGTGGGTGGTGCTATCGTTCTTGGATACCTAATCGGTCACGCTGACATCATAGCGACTTTATTTGGAAAATAAAACTTGCTTTTTATCATGAAATAGGGTATAATATATCCTATGATCATTGAGAGTTTATTATGTTATACATTGATGCAAAGTATGCAGCCATCCTCGGCTCGCAATTAAGAAACTTCAGAACTGTAAAGCCATACCTCTGGAACTTCTCATGTCCAGTGTGTGGCGACAGCACAACCAAGAAAACTAAAGCACGTGGCTATCTTTTCCAACTTAAAACTGAGTTGGTTTATAAATGTCACAACTGCGGTCTTTCTTGCAACTTTGGTAACCTACTAAAGCGTGTTAACAGTTCTTTGTATGACGAGTATGTTTTGGAGCGATACAAAGAAAATGCATCCAAATACACTGATCATAAAGACGTTGGTAAGTTCGTACCAGAAACTAAATCTGTTGCGGTTGAGTGGGAAGACGAAGTTCTTTCTTCACTGAAACGTCTTGATAAACTTGACAGGGAACATCCTGCAGTCAAGTATCTTATCAAAAGAAAAATCCCCGAAAAGTTTTGGAGTAAGTTATATTTTGCTCCAAGGTTTAAAGCATTCGTCAATAGTGTTGAGCCAAAGTTTCAAGAGCCAATCGTTGACGACCACCCTCGTATGATCATCCCGTATTTTAATAAACATGGTAAATGTTTTGCGTTTCAGGGTAGAGCATACGGTGACGAACAACCTAAGTATTATACCATTAAAGTCGGTGAAGATGTGGAGAAAATTTATGGACTGGATAGAGTTGACTATGCTAAGAGAATATATGTCGTTGAAGGACCAATTGATTCGCTTTTTCTTCCAAACGCAATCGCTGTATCAGGAAGCAGTTTTGACACCCCTACTATTCGCCAGTTGCTTACTAATGCAACGATTGTAATGGATAATGAGCCACGCAATAAAGACATCGTAAAACAGATGTCTAAGTATATTGATAGTGGTTTTAATGTTGTCATGTATCCTGACAACGTTGAAGAAAAAGATATTAATGATATGATTCTATCGGGAAGAACCCCTCAAGAAGTTCTTGAATTAATAAATACGAATACCTTTTCTGGTATGGAAGCAAAATTGAAATTCGCAGATTGGAGAAAAAGTTGAAAGTTAAATTAGTAAGTTATAGCAAACCCTCCCGTGCTATGTATGATGAAGGACTAACCGATGCACAAGAGTTAATTGCTTTTTGCGCTAGAGTATCAAACCCTTCCAACCAATTCAATATGGAAACAGCGGATAAACTTATCCGTTATTTAATTAAACACAAACACTGGTCACCCCTCGAAATGGTTTCAGCTTGTTTAGAAATTGAAACTACTAGAGATATTGCACGACAGATTCTTCGTCACCGTTCATTCTCATTCCAAGAGTTCAGCCAACGTTATGCTGATCCAACTAAGGACTTAGATTTTGTCCTACGAGAAGCTCGACTACAAGACGAAAAGAATCGTCAAAACTCAATCGAAACAGATGACCCAGCATTGGCTGCTTGGTGGGATGCTAAACAAAAGTTTATCATCGACACTGTGCGTCAAACTTATGCTGAAGCCATCGAACGTGGTATTGCTAAAGAGCAAGCACGTGCCATTTTACCTGAAGGAAATACAGTAAGTCGTTTATACATGAATGGTACTTTACGTTCATGGGTACACTTTATTGAACTCCGCTCAAGTAATGGTACACAAAAAGAACATATGGAAGTTGCACGTGAATGCGCAAATGTAATTGCTGAAGCATTCCCGATGTCAACAGAGTTTATTAATAATTAAAATTATAAAAGGAAATTCTATGCAAGACGTTGTGCATGGCATAAAGGTAGACTATTCACGAGATAAGTTGTTTGACGAATTAGGAAAGATTAGATTAAAAGAAAGTTACATGAAGGATGAAGAGGTATCACCACAAGAACGTTTTGCTTTTGTTTCGGCTGCTTTTGGTAGCAACCCCGATCATGCTCAACGCTTGTACGATTACTCATCAAAACATTGGTTGTCTTACAGTACCCCTATCCTCTCGTATGGGAGGAGTAAGCGTGGTTTGCCAATATCCTGTTTTTTAAATTATATTGAAGATACTGCGGAGGGTTTAGTTGATAATCTTAGTGAAACTAATTGGCTTAGTATGCTTGGTGGCGGTGTTGGCATTGGCTTTGGTATTCGTTCGGCGGATGACAAGAGCACTGGCGTTATGCCGCACCTCAAAATTTACGATGCGTCGAGTCTCGCATATCGTCAAGGTCGCACTCGTCGTGGCTCTTATGCTGCCTATCTTGATATTAGCCATCCAGATATTATTAATTTCTTAGAGATGCGTAAACCAACAGGCGACCAGAATATGCGTTGCCTGAACTTACACCATGGAATTAATATCCCTGATGCGTTTATGGAAATCATTGAGCGTTGTATGCTCGATCATACAGCTGACGACTCTTGGGATCTAGTTGACCCAGCCTCAAAAGAAGTTCGTGAAACTGTATCAGCTAAAGAACTATGGCAACGTATCCTTGAGATGCGTATGCAAACTGGGGAACCATATATTCACTTCATTGACGAATCAAATCGTCAAATGCCTCAGTGGTTGAAAGACAAAGGTTTAAAGATTAATCAATCAAACCTATGCTCTGAAATCATTTTACCAACAAACGAAGAACGAACAGCTGTATGTTGCTTGTCTTCACTAAATTTAGAATACTATGATGAATGGAAAGACGATCCTTTATTCCTTCGTGATATTGCTGAAATGCTTGACAATGTTCTTCAGCATTTTATCGATAATGCTCCTGCCGCCATTGAGCGTGCAAGGTATTCTGCCTTACGTGAGCGCAGCATTGGCATCGGTGCTTTGGGTTGGCATGCTTTACTACAACGAAAGAACGTGCCGTGGGAATCAAGCATGGCGTCAGGACTAAACAAAACAATCTTCAAATCAGTAAGAGAGAAATTAGATGAAGCGAATAAACAACTCGGACTGGAGCGTGGCGAAGCTCCTGATGCAGCTGGTACTGGTAATCGCTTTAGTCATCTTATGGCTATTGCTCCCAATGCTTCTTCTTCCATTCTCATGGGCAATACTAGTCCTAGCATTGAACCTTATCGTGCCAATGCTTATCGCCAGGATACTCTATCGGGTTCTCACTTAAATAAGAATAGATATTTGGATAACATTATTCAAGAAAAGGCGAAGGATGAAAAAGAAGGGTGGGCTGACGAAGTATGGCGTTCGATTATTGCGAATGATGGTTCGGTTCAGCACCTTGATTGGATGGACGACTGGACAAAGGATGTTTTCAAAACGTCTATGGAAATTGACCAGCGTTGGGTCGTCCAGCATGCCGCAGACAGGCAAGTATATATAGACCAAGCGCAGTCACTGAACGTATTCTTTAGACCTGACTCGCACATCAAGTATATTCATGCTGTTCACTTCCAAGCGTGGAAAGAAAAACTTAAGACTATGTACTACTGTCGTTCAGACAAGATCGCTAAAGCAGATAAAGTAGCAAAACGTATTGAGCGTGAAGTTATTAAAGAAATCGACTTAACAGCTTTAGCCAGTGACGATAGTGTTTGCTTGGCTTGCGAGGGATAAAAATGGATGCCTACGACATTTCCGAGAAGATTAAAAAATACTGGTGTGCACTGTACCCAAAGAACAGTGGTGAAATAGCAAAACCGAAACATAAAGTAAAAGTTGTTATTAACACGCCAGAGGGTTATCGAGAAGTCGTTGGCGTTCATATCCAAGATGATATGATAGAATTAGAATTGGACAAAGAATAATGATTAAAAAAGCAACTAGACTTACAGACGAAAGAACGTACTTTAAACCGTTCAACTATCCATGGGCATATGAAGCATGGTTGAAGCACGAACAAGCGCACTGGTTACATACTGAAGTACCAATGGCTGAAGACGTTAAGCAGTGGAAAAAGAGTTTAACTCCACAGGAAAAGACTTTCCTTACAAACATCTTCCGTTTCTTTACTCAAGGTGATATTGACGTGGCTGGTGGTTATGTTAAAAACTACCTACCACACTTCCCTCAACCAGAAGTTCGTATGATGTTATCTGGCTTTGCTGCTAGAGAAGCACTACATATTGCTGCATATAGTCACTTGATTGAAACGTTGGGTCTGCCTGAAACAACATACAATCAGTTCCTAGAATATCAGGCGATGAAAGACAAGCACGACTATGTTCTCGACATCAGTTCGAAAAATGGTACGCTCGAATCCACAGCTACTCATATCGCTGTATTCTCTGCGTTTACTGAAGGTATGCAGCTTTTTAGTTCTTTTATTATGTTACTTAATTTTCCACGCCATGGTTTGATGAAAGGTATGGGACAAATTGTTACTTGGTCTATTGTTGATGAAACAATGCACGCTGAGTCAATGATGCAGTTGTTCAAGACTTATATTAAAGAGAATCCAGACATTTGGAACGATGAGTTGAAAGGTAAAATCTACACCATCGCTGAACGTATGGTTGAACTTGAAGATAAGTTTATTGACCTTGCTTTCGCTGAAGGTGAAATGCGAGATTTGAAAGCTGAAGACGTTAAAGAATATATTCGTTACATTGCCGACCGTCGTTTGATTGGTCTTGGTATGAAAGGTATTTTCAAACGTAAGAAGAATCCTCTACCATGGGTTGAGGAAATGATTAATGCTCCAGTTCATGGGAACTTCTTTGAGAACCGTGTTACTGATTATGCAAAAGGTGCTTTAACTGGTTCTTGGGAGGACGTATGGGCTTAATGGAACAATTGACTGAACGTATTGAAAGCAGAACACCATCACTGGCTGTTCGTGCTATTCAACCAACGTTCAACTGGGAAACTGCTGTTGGTTATCTTCAGCATTGCGCTGACAATAAAGTTGGTGAACCAGTTGCTATATTAGAATATAAACTACCACTGGCTGATCAGATTGATAGTATCAGTCCTGTGAAAGAGTATCTATCAGAGAATTTCAAATACGAGATTCAAGGTGTTGATATGTATATTACATTCACCACTCTAAACGATATTAGTTACACTAGTGCTAATGACGTTTTAATTTGGAATGTAATTGGTGAGTCGCACCTTTCTATTGATGATCAAGAAAAGGAAGTTGAAGCTGGCGATTTAATCTATGTTCCTAAAAATAAAGAGTACAAATATAAATCAAAGTCAGCAAGGGTTTATATTGTTTTTGCTTTAAGGAGAGAGGATGACAACTAAGCATTTTGAATGCCAAGAATGCGAGGCAAGAGGAAAGATTATCCTAAAGTCTGATGAACGACTAGAGGATATTGTTTACTGCCCAGTATGTTCAGCAGATATTTACGAAGAAGAAGATTACGATGAGGAAGAATAAATAGTTTCTTTACGACTATTTTATTCTAATGTGGCTTTATAATAATCAAGAAATTATTGAATTACCAGATGACTGTGTGGGGTTTGTTTACCTAATAACGAACCTCACCAGTAACCGCAAATATGTAGGGAAGAAATTAGCCAAGTTCTCCCGCACCAAATACAAAACCGTAACATTAAAAAACGGAACTAAGAAAAAGAAAAAGATCCGTGATAAGATTGACTCTGATTGGCTAGAGTATTACGGTTCATCGAACGAACTAAATAAAGATATAGAGCTTCTTGGGAAGGACAACTTCCGCAGGGAGATTTTGTTTTTCTGCAAATCAAAAGCTGAATGTAGTTATATTGAAGCAAGAGAACAATTTACAAGGAGAGTATTGGAAACTACTGACTACTACAATAATAACATTATGTGTCGTATTCACGGTTCCCATATATTAAACAAACTATGACGTATCTATTATTTGTAACAGCACTAGGTTTATCCGCAGTTGCTGCTTACTATTCGATTATGGGTTTAGTTGCGATTTTCGCAGCTGCAGCTACACCCATCTTTATTATGGGTTCTTTACTTGAGGTTTCAAAGCTAGTAGTAGCATCGTGGCTCTATCGTTCATGGAAAGACATTCCACGTTTGATGAAGAGTTATTTCACAACAGCGTTAGTTATCTTAATGATGCTAACATCAATGGGTATCTTTGGCTTTTTATCAAAGGCACACTTAGACCAAGCAGTTCCTACTGGTGACGTCGCAGCAAAGTTGGCTTTGATAGATGAAAAGATAAAAACAGAGAAGGATAATTTAAATGCAAGTCGTGCAGAACTTAATCAACTGGATCAAGCAGTTAATCAAACCATGTCAAGAACAACCGAAGCTAGTGGAGCAGAGCGAGCAATTGCCATCCGTAAAGGACAGCAAAAAGACCGAACTAGAATCCTCAGTGAAATCGGAACAGCCCAAAGCAAAATCGCAAAACTCAACGAAGAGCGTGCGCCAATCGCAACCGAAGTCCGCAAAGTCGAAGCAGAAGTTGGACCAATCAAATACATCGCGCAGCTCATCTACGGTCAAGAAGCCCAAGACGCAGACTTCCTCGAAAAAGCAGTCCGCATCGTAATTTTAATGATTGTTGCGGTGTTTGATCCGCTGGCTGTTCTATTATTAGTAGCAGCCAACTGGCAAATGCGTAATGAGAAAAAGGGAAGTTGGACAGACTTCTTCAAGAAAGAAAAGGTTGAAGACTTCCCCGAAGAAAAAGAAATTATCATCGAAGATAAAATAAACTTAGATGATAAGCAAGAAATTAAAGAAGAAAAAGAAGAACCACTCGTATTTGAAGAAATACAACCTGTGACCAAGAACTGGGAACCTGAACTATACAATACACCAACTCAATCGTTAGGTGTTGTAAAGAAGGAAAAAGAACTTGGAAGATATGAGTCAGAACTTCTAGAACAAGAAAAGAAACGAAAAGTTCAATCATTCTTAGACAAAGTCGGGGAGATTGAGCGAGATGTAGAAAACCTAAACAAAAAATGAAATACGAATGTAAAGTGTGTGGAGCAGGAAATCACACAAAAATATTCTGCAGAGAGTGCAACAAACCTGTAAATACCTAAATAATACAAGCTGTGAGTAGTACCTGTCTTATAATTATAATTAAAAAGGACAACAAATGAGCAAAAAGATCGCATTAGGTGCGGTGCTTTTTGTCATGGCTTTATCAAATGCGGTAGCTGAACCTATCGTAACTGACTCGACTAGTAGATCATATACAGACTCTACATCCAATAGCACCACTACAATCAAATCACCACCCCCAACAGCGGTGGCACCTGCAATCACAACCATCAATAATGACGTTTGCGCCACGGCAGCATCTGGTGCAGTACAGACACAGATTCTTGGTATCTCTATGGGTACAACTGTACGAGATATGAATTGTGAAAGAATCAAACTATCTAAAAACCTTTACGATATGGGTATGAAAGTAGCAGCAGTTGCTACTCTATGCCAAGACGATCGTGTATTCAAAGCAATGCTAGACGCTGGTACACCATGTCCAGTTCAAGGTAAGATCGGTGAGCAAGCTAAAGAAATTTGGATTGCTAAAGGTCGTATCAAAGAAGAAGATATCGTACAGACTAAAGATAAAGCTAAAGAAGAACCAATTAGAGATTCTGGCGAGAAGAAATGAAGAAGTTTCTAGTAGCGTTGTTTCTACTAGGCAATTCTTTATTATGTAACGCTGAGATTGTAACGTTGCCTATCCCTGGTGCACCTGGTCTTTCAGTGACCGTGGGCACAGGGATCAACGCATTACCGCTTCAAGATATTAGAAACAATCCAAATGCTACTAATATTACAATGGGTGATGATAGTTGGGCAAACGTTCCTCTAGGTTTTGACTTCCCATTCTTTGGTAGAACCTTTAACAACTCTTGGGCTATGACCAATGGTATGGTTACATTCCAAGACCCAACAGTATCTGGTATTTGGGGTGCTTGTTGTTCAGGTGTTGATTTAAGAACTACAACTAGTCCAGCTTGGAATTATTCTATATTCGCTGTGCATACTGACTTATACAGTTGGAATGCCAACAATCAATATTACTTACGTGAACCAAACGCCATGACATATGGTTGGTATGACGTAAGTCAATGTTGTTCATCACAGGGTGGTAATAGTTTTGAGATTAAGATTAACTCATCTGGCGGTGTAGATACTCGTATCGCTGGTGCCATGGTTAACTGGAATACTGTAACATCTGGCATGTCTGGCGACTTAACAAGGGGTGAATACTTCCAATACTATCATGGTACTGGTTGGCAGATTAATACAACGACTGGTGGTGTAAGTTGGAATACTAATGGTGGATTTACAGGTACGGATATTTGTACAACTAATCCACTATCATCTCCATCTTGCCCAGGATACTTTACTGCGCAATGTACAATTAGTGCTTTATATAATCCAAGTTGCCCAGGATACCAACAAGCATACTACACACAACAATGTGCAGCAAATCCATTATACGATGTAAACTGCCCAGGATATGCCACTGCTTATTTAAACTACCAGTGTTCTGTTAATCCACTTTACTCAACTACATGCGAGGGTTACGAAAGTGCATACTTCAATCAGCAATGCTCAACGAATGCGTTATACTCAACTTCTTGTCCAGGATATGCAGAAGCGTATTTTGCACAACAGTGCTCTCTTAATGGACTTTACTCAACAACTTGTCCTAATTATGCTACAGCTTACGCCACCCAGCAAGCGTTGAGACAAACTACATCATCTAGTACGACAACAACTTCTACAACTACAACGACTGCGAGTACAACAAATGCTACCCAAGATTCTAGTGGCAATGTATCTGTTCCTGTTGTTGCTGATAGTAATGTTAACCAAGTTATAACAACGACAGCAACTTCAGCTTCACCAGCTCAGGCTGCAACTGCCACCGTTCCATTAGTATCAACAACAAATAC